GTGATCTACTCCATCCCCCTCGCCGAGGCGATCGACGAGTACACGTCGTCGAGCTTGTTCTCTCGACTCGCGGCATCGACGCAGCGCCACCGCCGGTACACCCTGTCGCGGTTGCTGGTCGTTGCGGCGAACATCAGCTCGACTGACTTGTCGGTTCGTCACGTTGATCTGTGTTTGCAGGATCTCGAACAGGGCGACGCGCATCTCGGCGGGCGGCGAAAGGGTAAGTCGCAGCGCAGCCTGAACAGCGACCGCGCGTCGCTGGGCATGTTCATCGAGTGGATGCGGTCGTCTCGGTCGTATGTGTCGCCGAGCTTCAATCCGGTCGCCGAGTTGAAATACTCGAAGAAGACAACCGCCCGCAAGATGCTTCAAATTCCCGCCGTTCGTCTGCCCGAGGTGTTCGCCGCCGCCGGGGCTCGGCATCCGGTCGAACGGATGGCGTGCGCGCTGGGCTCCTACCTGGGTTGCCGGCCCGCTGAGGCTGCGATGCTCCGGGTCGAGAGTGTCGATTTCGCGCGGCTGGAGATTGAGCTACTCGTCGAGAAGACTCACCAGCGGTTGACGATGCCGATGTGTGCCGAGCTGCGCGACGAGCTGGTCGACTACTTCCAGTGGTACAAGCGGGCGATGGGCGTGACCAAGCTGTCGCCGGGCTGGTACCTGCTGCCGGCGCGCCTAACCCTGGGATCGCCTCAGATGCCCCGTGGGCTGCGCGGAGTGCCGGGGGCTACCAAGATGACTCCCGGGTGGCCGGTCGACCCTGCTGCGCCGCTAGGGCGGGCTGGGATCGGTAAGGCGGTCAAGGCCGCCGCCCGCGCGGTCGGCTACTCGGGGTCTGAACTGGATTGGGTGGGCGGGCACACGTTGCGCCGGTCGGCGGCGCGGGCATTGTATGAGCGGCTGCGCGACCACGGCCGCGATGACGCGCTCGTGATGGTGCAAACCCTGCTCGGGCACGCCCAGATCTCAACCACGATGGCGTACATCGGCGTCGACACCCAGAAGGACCGCTTGCGCGGGCTGCTGGCTGGCCAGCGGATGTACGACGCCCCCGTCGCGGCCAAGGGCGCCGACGTGGTGGACCTGGACACCTGGCGGCGCGCGGCCTAGGTAGACCTGACGAAGCGGCCCCGGATGACTGGTATTCACCCGGGGCCGCGCTCAGGTTACGACACGGCCAGGGGGACGCCAAACCTTGCGGCTAATAGATGCTCTTCAGCCCTCACGCGGCCCCCGCGGTCGCGTCGAGCCTCTATGGTCAGTGTGTCGAGGGTGCGGCGCTCCCGGAGGGTGAGCGTGTCCACCCGCGCCCGCACGGTGGACGGCAGCACGCCGAGCACCTGCGCCGCCGCTTCGATGCCGCCGCCTCCCGCGACGAGCGCGACGGCCAGCTCGGCAAGCGGGATGAGCCGCGCCGAGGCGAGCCGCGCGGTCGCTGTGGCCAGATCGGGGACCGCAGCGCCGGCCAGCTCGGCGCGCGCCTGCGCGTGCGTCAGGCTGTCGATGAACGTCACCGAGTCGCACTCAGCCGGCATCAGGTACACACCCTCACTCGGGGCGTAGCGCGCCCGGTGGGCCGAGAGTCCCGGCACCCACAGGATGTGACGGCGGTGCGCACCGGCTACGCGCATCGGGTCGTAGTGGTCGTGACTGAAAAGCTCCATTTCCTGATCCTCCGTCCCCGGAGCAGCGCAAACGACGCCGCCCCGGCCCATCACTCGAACAAGCGTTCGAATGAAGGTCCCGAGCATACGGGACCGCCCCCAGCTTGGCGAAGATTCGCAGGAACGACCCACCCGCAACGGTCGTTGCACACGCAATCTTCACGCTGAACGGAAGATCAATCCGTTCGGCTGAGGGCGGTACATGTTCACATGCTCGACAAACGGACGCACTATGGTTTACCTAGTCGGTCCAGTATGGATCGGACGTTATCGGGCGCCTTGTGTGTTGGTGTCCCGTACGTGAGTGACAGCGCCGCGCGCACCGCCGCCCGGATCGCCTCGCGGCTCGGCTCGGGCAGTTCGTCGACCTCGGGCGGTAGTCGCCGGGCCCACTCCGATTGCGGACCCTCGTACACGGGAAAGCCCAGACTTGCCGCCGTGGCGAGGACGATCTCACGGGGGGCCACGTCGAGTGCGCGGGCGAGGCCCTTGATCGTGGCGACCCGGGGAAACTCCGAGTTCTCGCCCTTGGCGAGTCGGTGCACTGTCGTCGGCGAGTTGACCCCGACCTCGCGGGCGATCTCGGCGAGCGTCCGCCCGGCTCTGAGGGTGGCGATCAGCGCCGCGAGCGTCGGCGGCGGGTGCGCGCCGTAGGGCGGGGGGGCTGGTTCATACCGCGCGACGCCCAGCCCGACCGCGACAAGCTCCCAGGCCAGATCGAGGATGGCGCCGAGCAGCGCGTCGGGTATCTCGTCGACCTCGGGCGGCAACTCTGCGGCGAGTGTGCGCCAGGGCGTCTCGGCGAGCCCCATGTCGATGCCGACCCCCTGCGCCGTGGCGCGCACCGCGCCGAGCTGGGTGACGCCGAGCGCGTCGGCGAGCGCCCGAATGGTGGCAGGGAGCGGGAACTCAGTGTTCTCGCCGTCGCGGAGCTTGCGCAGCCCCTTCACGTCTCCGCCGAGCGTCGCCGTCAGTGCCTCCGGGGAGTGGCGCTGTTGATACTCGGCGATCAGCTCGGCCAGGGTCAGCATTCATGCGCCCAGGTCAGCATGGGTCTGTGTCCTTCCGTATGTACGGGTCGCTCTCCCGCACCGCTCTTTCTACACCGCCGCCCCTAGTCCACAGTGAGCCGCGTCTCGAACGGTCGCACTAAGCCTTTCAGTTTGAATCGTTAACAGGTGATCTTAAAGTGTTGACCATCGGGGCGCCCGAACGTAGGTTCGAGGAAGCCGCCAGGGCGCCTGACCTTTGAGAACTCCACAGCGTTGCATCATCAGCCCGCCTCGCCAGCGGGCCGCCCTCGCCCGACTTCAGGTCGGCAGCCCGGTCGCGCCGGGCCGAGGCGCGCGAAGCGGTGGGCGAGTTGAACCGTGTCCGCCGTTTTCAATTTAAACCTGATCGTTACAACTTCAAAGTGGAGGGGCTCACGTGATCGAGCTACTCACCGACACCCGCCGCGAGGTGCTCGCCACCATCGCCGGGTACACCCGATCGCACGGGTACCCGCCGAGCCTGCGCGAGGTCGCCGCCTCGACCGGCCTGTCGACGACCACCACCGACTACCACCTCCGGCGCCTGGCCAACGGCGGATACGTCCGCCGCGACTACGGCCGGTCCCGGTCGCTGGTGCTCACCGACCTCGGTACGGCGGTGGCGCTGTGACCGACTACCGACTCAAGCCCGAGCCCGTCGCGCTCGACGACCTGGCCGCGACGGTCGAGGCGTACCGCAAGTTCAGGGCCGAGGCCGACCGCTGGGCCGACGCCGCCGCCGAGCTGCGGCGCGTGATCGAGGCCCGGCTCGCCGACTCCGATGTCGGCACCGTCGCCGGCCGCCCGGTTGTGCGCCACACGAGCTACGTCGAGCGCCGGGTCGACATGGCCAAGCTGCGGCTACTGAGTCCGGCGGCACTGGTCGAGCAGTGCACCAACGTCACCGAACGCCGCCGGTTCTCCCTCGTCGAGGGCGAGGCGATCGAGTGAGCCTGTTCTCCCCACCTGCCGGGGCCGACCCGCTCGGCTCGACGATCCAGGGGGTTGTGCGTGCCGCCTCCGCCGGGGCACCCCGGTCGCGGCAACGCCGCATCGGCCCGAGCAGCGCCGGGCACCCGTGCGCGCGCCGGGTCGGGTACGAGCTGGCGGGCACCGAACATGTGAACGCCGGCTCGGACCCCTGGCCCGCGATCGTCGGCACCGCCGTACACGCCTGGCTCGCCGACGCGTTCGCCCGGCACAACCGCGAGCTTGACCGTGAGCGCTGGCTGATCGAGCAGCGCGTCGCCGTCACCCCGACCATGAGCGGCACCGTCGATCTGTTCGACACCCAGACGGGCACCGTGATCGATCACAAGGTGTTGGGCGCCGACTCGCTCAAGTCCATCAAGCGCGACGGGCCGGGCGACCAGTACCGCACACAGATCCACCTGTACGCCTACGGGCTGGCCCGCGCCGGGCACGAGGTGCGCCGGGTCGCCCTGGCCTGCTACCCCCGGTCCGGGTGGCTCGACGGACTGCACGTGTGGAGCGAGCCGTACGACGACGCACTCGCCGCCGACGCGCTCGCCCGCCTGGCCGGGGTCGCCGAGCTGTCCCGGCTGCTTGACCCCGCGAGCCTCCCGGCTGAACCCGGGCCGACGTGCACATGGTGCCCGTTCTGGCGTCCCGGCAGCACGCCGGACGCGACCGGATGCCCCGGAGCATCCGCACCGTAGCCCACCGCCCGACCGTCCATTCGGGGCGGAACAACTGAACAACAACTCAATAGGGGAAACACCATGTCTTTCGCTGCACCCGCCGCCAGCGGCGGCGACAAGCTCGCCGAGCGCGACGTACTCGGCCACCTGCTGATCGTGCGCCCGGTCGAGTACGTCGAGCAGATCACCACCGCTTTCGGGGACAAGGACGCCGTGCGCGTGTCCGTCGTCGACCTGGACGCCACCGACCCGGACACCGGGCAGCCCGGCCACCGGTTCGACGACGTGCTCTGGTTCGGCGGGCGCCTGGTCGGCAGCCTCAAGCGCCAGCTTGGCGACACGATCCTCGGGCGCATGGCTCAGGGGACCCTCAAGCCCGGCGCCACCGGCAAGCCGCCCTACGAGCTGTCCGACGCCACCTCAGACCCGTCCGCGGTCGCCCGCGCCGAGGCGTGGATCGCGGCGAACCCCCGGTTCACCGCACCCGCCAGCACCAGCCCGGCACCGGCCCCGGCGGCGAGCGCCGCACCGGCCCCGGCCGCCGTGCCCGAGGCGCTGCTCGCCCAGCTCGGCCCGGGGCAGCGGGCGCTGTACGAGAAGCTCGCCGCCCAGGGCTAGCCGTGCCGCTGCATCACGTGAGCCTGTTCGCGGGCGTCGGCGGGTTCGATCTCGCCGCCGCCCGCGCGGGGCTGACCCCGGCGCTCGCTGTGGAGATCGACCCCGCCGCCCGGGGCGTGCTCGCCGACCGGCTGCCGTCCCTTCCCTTGCTGTCCGACGTGCGTGAGGTATCCGCCCGTGACCTGGCAACAGCCGTCCCTGATCCCGCCGACTGCTTTCTCACCGCCGGGTGGCCCTGCCAAGACCTGTCCACCGCAGGCAACCGCGCCGGACTCGACGGCGAGCGGTCCGGACTGTTCTTCGAGCTGCTGCGCATCCTCGACGGGCTGCGCCCCGGCTGGTTCCTGCTGGAGAACGTCCCCGGGCTGCTCACCAGCAACGCCGGGCGGGACATGGGCACCGTCGTCGGGTCGCTGGCCGACCTCGGGTACCGCCTGGCCTGGCGGGTACTCGACGCTCAAGGTTTCGGAGTTCCCCAGCGACGCCGCCGCCTGTACTTTCTCGGCCATCGCGGCGCGGGAGATCCCGCCGCAGTACTACTTGAGCCCGAAAGCGGCGGCGGGCGCGCTGCGCCGTATCGACCGCCGGGGCCGCCGACTGCCGCCGGACCTGCGCGACGCGCTGGCCCTGCTCGCAGCGACACCGAACCCGTGATCGTCGGCCCCTTGCAGACCAGCCGCAGCCCGCGCGGTCACGGAACGGCCGGAGTCAATGACCAGTACGTGTTAGCCGGTCACGTGCGCGTGGCCGGTCCCGCCGCCGTCCGCCGCCTGGTGCCCGTCGAGTACGAGCGCCTACAGGGCTTCCCGGACGGATGGACCGCCACCAGCTACGGCAACCCCCAGGGGGACGTGCCGCGCTTCACCCAGCTCGGCAACGCCGCGCCCGTGCCCGTCGCCGAGTGGATCACGCGGCGGCTGGTCGCACACCACAACTCAACAACAGGAAGGAGTGACCCGCCTTGTTCGACCGCGAAGAGGTAGAGAACTGGCTCGCGCTGCTACACGGCGACTCCCCGGGGCTGGTGCACCTCTGCGGCACCGACGCATGGGCCGGACGCACCTTCACCCCCGACCGGCTCGCCGACGCCGCCGACTACGCCGCCCAGCTCGACGCCGAGGGCCGCGCCGGAATCTACGTCCGGATGACCACCGTCACCCGCGCCCCGAACCGGGGCGAGCGCGGTGGGGCGAACCTGTCGGCCAGCCTGCCGGCGCTGTGGGCCGACCTGGATATCGCCGGCCCCGGCCACAAGGTGGCGCCCGGGTCGCTGCCGCTGCCGCCGACCGAGACCGCCGCCCGCCAGATCATCACCACATCAGGACTCCCCGACCCGACACTGTGGATTCACTCCGGCGGCGGGCTGTACCCGATCTGGTACCTCAGCGCGGCGCACGTCATCGACGGCGACCTCGACGAGCTGGGCGCGCTGTCCGCCAAGTGGCAACACATCATCGGGGCTGCCGCTGCCCGCCTCGGCTGGCATTACGGCACCGGGGTCGGGGACCTCGCCCGGGTGCTGCGCGTGCCGGGCACCGTCAACCGCAAGACGAACGACCCGCGCCCGTGCCGGATCGTCGAGGCCGAGGGCAGCGCGTTCACCCTCGCCGAGCTGCTCGACGCTGCCGCCGCGATCGAGCTGCCCGCCCCGGTCGCGGTCGCCGTCGCCCCCACCGCGCCCCGCGCCCGCGACCTCGCCTCGCGGTTCCGGGCACCGGGCGGCGGGCTCGGCCCGTTCGACGCGCTCGCCGAACACGCCACGTGGGGCGACATCCTCAGCCCGCTCGGCTGGTCCCTTGTGGGACACGAGCGCGACGGCGCCGAGCTGTGGCGCCGGCCCGACGCCACCTCGGCATACTCCGCCCGCGCCAACCACGCCGGCACCCCGACGCTCGTCGTTCACAGCGACGCCGCCGGGCTCCCGTCCGGCCCGGGGCAGCGCCTCACGATGGGCCGAGTCTGGGCGCACCTGCACCACCGGGGTGACGAGCAGGCCGCAGCCCGCGACCTGGCCGCCGCCGCTGCCGGCACCGCCGGGGCGTCGGCCGCCGCGCTCTCGCTGCCGGGCACGGTCCTCGCCGCTGTCCGGGGCACCCGGGGCGCACGCATCCCGGCACCCCGCGCCAGCCCCGAGCAGCCGACCCCGAGGGCGGCCCCCTCGACCGAAGCGGCACCCGCCGCGCCGGTCGAGCGCCGCCTCGCCCTGGTCGACGGCACCGCCGCCCGTGCGCTGCCTGCGCCCGACCCCGAGCCGGTCGCGTCCGGGGCGCTGCCCGTCAGCTTCACCGACGACGGAAACGCCCTCCTGCTCGCCGACACCATCGGGGCCACCACCCGGTACGTGCCCGAGCGCGGCAAGTGGTTGGTGTGGGACGGCGGGCGCTGGGCGTGGGACGACGCCGGGACGGTCATCGAGCGCGCCCGGGTCATGGTCCGGGCGCTGCCCGCAGACGACGACGCCGCCCGCAAGCACCGCACGCGGTCGCTGTCGAGGGCGGGTATCGACGCGATGATCGCCCTTGCCCGCACCGACCGGCGGCTCGTCGCCCCGGCGGCGCTGCTCGACGGCGACCCGTTCGCGCTGTGCACCCCGGGCGGGGTGGTCGACCTGCGCACCGGAAACACGCGGCCCGCCAACCCGGCCGAGCTGCACACCCGGTCCACGCTGGTCACCGCCGATGCCGGGCACCCGGTCGAGCGTTGGTCGCGGTTCCTCGCCGACACGTTCGGGGACGACCCGGACCTCGCCGGGTACGTACAACGCATGGTCGGGTACGCCGCGACGGGCCGCGTGGCCTATCACGTGCTGCCGTTCCTGTTCGGTGCGGGCGGCAACGGAAAGTCGGTGTTCCTCGACGTGGTGCGCCGGCTGCTCGGCGACTACGCCGGGTCGGCCCCGGCTAACTTCCTGATGGCCGGCGCCCAGCAGCACGAAACCGAGGTCGCCCGCCTCGCGGGGCTGCGGTTCGTGATCTGCTCCGAGGTCAACCAATCCGACCGGTTCGACGAGGCGCGCATCAAGCTGCTTACTGGCGGCGACGCCCTGACGGCCCGGTTCCTGCACCGTGATCACTTCACGTTCGAGCCGTCGCACACCCTGTTTCTGATGGGCAACCACCAGCCGAGCGTGCGGTCGGGCGGCGTGAGCTTCTGGCGCCGGTTGCGGCTCATCCCGTTCACGAAGGTCGTGCCCGAGGAACGCCGCGAGGAAGGTCTCGCCGACCGCCTGGTCGACACCGAGGGGCCCGGCATCCTCGCGTGGATCGTCGCCGGGGCAGTCGACGCCCTCGCCGGGGGGCTGCGCGACCCCGACAGCGTGAAGGCCGCCACCGACGACTACGCCGCCGAAGAGGACTCGCTCGCCCGGTTCGTGGACGACCGGTTGCACATCGGGGGCGGCGACCTGGTGCGCACCGCCACCGCCGAGGTCCGCCAGGCGTACGAAGCCTGGTGCGCCGAGGAGGGTGAGCGCGCCATCTCGTCGCAGATGTTCGGCCGCGAGCTGCGGTCGCGCTACGGGGTGACCGTCGCCCGGTCGCACGGTCGGCGCTTCTACACCGCCGTCACGCTGCTCGACGGGGTGCCCGATGCGTAGCCCGGATGCGGCACCGGAACGGGCACCCGAACGGGCACCCGGGCCGCACGGCACCGGGACAGGCCGCCGCCGGGTGCCCGATACCCCCTCGCGGGTGCCCGTCTGGTGCCCGATTTTCGAGGCGACGGGCACCCGCCTTTCCCCAGCTCATCCATAGCGGGTGCCCGATGGTGCCTGAGTTTCAGCGGTATTGGTTCTCACACGCACACATAAGAGAGAACAACCCCCGCCGCGACCGTCACCATCGGGCACCCCCGACCCACGGGGTTCGCCATGTCCGATCACATGATCACCACCCAGGTACTACCCGGCCCGTGCCGCCGCTGCCGCTCCCTGGTCCTCACCGGGGTCGCCGAGGGCGTGCCCGTCAACGCCGACGCGCAGCCCCTCGACCGCGACGGGGTGTTCGCCGCCCTGCTCGGCGGGCGCTCGACCTACGTGCTCCAGCGCGGCGAGCTGGTGCGCCTCGACGCCACCCGTGCCGGGCTCACCGGCCCGGTAGTGGCGGATCACCGATGCGGGGAACCGCTCCCGGCCCCGCCGCCCGCACCGCCGCCGAGGGCTGCCCCTCCGGCCGCGGTTCCGTACATCTCCCGCAACGCGAACCGGGTACGCGAGCACCTGCTCGCCCACGGCCCGGACCTCACCACCGGGGTCGCGGTCCGGCTGGGGCTGTCCGTCGAGACGGCCGAGAACTTGCTACGCCGCCTGGTCGCCGCCGGGCAGGCCGAGCGCATCGCGGGCGTGATCCCCGCTCCATGGCGCGCTGTCGCCGCCGAACTCATCCCGCCGTACTAAGGAGGCACACCCCTTGTCCGAACTCATTGCCTCGTTCTACGCCTACGGCGACCCCGCCCCGCAAGGCAGCCTCAAGCACGTCGGCGGCGGGCGCCTGGTCGACTCGTCGCGCCGACTCCGGCCGTGGCGCCAGCTCGTCACCGCCGCCGCCCGCGAGGCGCTGCGGGTGTCCGGGCAGACCGAGCCCCACCTCGGGCCGGTGCAAGTCCTGGCCGTGCTCACGGTGCCCAAGCCCAAGAGCGCCCCCAAGCGCATCCAGACATGGCCGAGCAAGCGCCCCGACGTCGACAAGCTCGCCCGCGCCATCCTCGACGCCCTCACCGACGCCGGGGTGTGGCACGACGACGCCCAGGTCGTCGAGTTGACGGCCGTGAAGGTCTACCCCGACGAGCACCCGCTCGCGCTGCCGACGACCGGCGCCTACATCCAGATTTGGAGCGTGACCGAGTGAAGACCCTCCCCGCCGTGCTGTGCTGCTCGCCGCGCTGCGCCCGAACCGAGGACAAGGCCGCGCTTGACCCGCGCCCGGCCGCCCCGGGCTACGTCCTGTGCTGGACGTGCCGCGACCGCGCCGAGGAATACCTCACCAGCCTCGCCAGGCTGTACCTGGACTGTGAGGCCGCGATGATCCGGGCGACGGGGCTGCACGACAAGGTGTCGGGCACGTCGTCGCCGGGGCTGCCGCTCAACCTGGTCGCCGCCGAGGCCCGCTCGCGCATCGTCGCGGTGCTCGCGGAGTGGGCCGGCATGGTGGTCGACGAGCGGGGGATCGACGCACCGAAGCGGGAAGCCGGCGCCCTGGTCGACTTCCTGCTCGGTCAACTCCGGTGGCTGGGCGCGCACCCCGCCGCCGGGGACCTGTGCGACGAGCTGGCCGACCTGGTGCACGCCGCCGACCGCGCCGCCTATCCCAGCCCGCCCCGGCGGACCCAGCTCGGGCGGCGCTGCCTGTTCACCGAGTGCGGCGGCGTGCTGGTCGGGGTGGTGCACGTCGACCGCCCGGAACGGTCCCGCATCGAGTGCGACCTCGACCCGGCCGCGCACCGCTGGGCACGTGATCAGTGGATGGCGGTACGCCGCGCCGCGAAGGTCACCCCCGTCGCCCGCCCGGTCGGGATGGCGGCGTGAGCCGGGTCGCGGCGCTGACCGCCGCCGACGTCTCCGCGCTGTCCGGGCGCCCGCTGGGCACGATCTACCGCCTCGCGTCCGAGCAGCGCTGGCGGCGCCACCGCGAGGCGGGCAAGGTGTTCTACCTGCTAGAAGACGTCGAACACCTGCTCGTAACGACCCCCACAGCCAAGATCCATTGACCATCTGACCTGGACCGAAGAGGATAGATACCAGGTTGGTGCACTGCACCCGAGAGAGCCCCGAGCCGATGCGGCCGGGGCTTCTTTCGTCCCGCCGCCCCGTCGGGCGCACCCGGCCACAACAACCCACACCGATGCCGGCCGACGAGTCGCGCCCCGCCGGGGCGGCGGTTGAACCCCGAACACATACCCCCGGGAGGTGCCGCCGTGTCGCACGCCCACGAGGCCGCCATCCCGCTGCACGTCGTGCCCCTGGACCTGGCCGCAGCGAACCGCATGGTGGCTACCCTGCACCGCCACCACCCCAAGGTGGCCAGCCACCGCTACAGCATCGGCGTCATCGACGACCAGGGCGTCATCCGGGGCGCGGCCATCCTCAGCCGACCGGCCGCGCGCATGACCGACTGGCACACCGTCGTTGAGGTGTCCCGCCTCGTCACCGACGGCACCCCGAACGCCTGCTCGATGCTCTACGGCGCCGCAGCCCGCGCCGCCAAGGCCCTCGGTTTCCGCAGGGTGCAGACGTTCATCCTGGACACCGAACCCGGCACTACGCTGCGGGCCGCCGGCTGGGTGCTCGACGGCGTCTCGCCGGGCGGTTCCTGGGCCAGCCCCAGCCGCCCGGCCCGCGACCTGCACCCGACCGGCCCCAAACAGCGCTGGGTCAAGGACGTGAATCCCGTCCGACCGCGCCGGGCCGACCTCGACGGGTAGCCCGTGCCGCGCGCCGCGAAAACGTGCTCGACCCGCGACTGTCCGAACATCACCCGCGCCGGTCGGTGCGCCGACTGCCGCCGCGCCGCCGAGGCCGCCCGGGGCAGCGCCCGGGAACGCGGTTACGACGCCCGGTGGGACCGCACCCGCGCGGCCTTCCTCGCCCGCCGCCCACGGTGTGCACGCCTCGGCTGCACCCGAACGGCGACCGATGTGGACCACCGCGACGGGCTCGGCCCGCTCGGTCCCCGAGGCCACGACCCGGCCAACCTCCGGCCGCTGTGCCACGAGCATCATTCGCAGCGCACCGCCCGCGACCAGCCCGGCGGGTGGAACCGTCGCGTGTGACCGTCCGTCACCGTGGCACCCCAGGGGAGAACCCCCTTATGTCCGGTTTGGGGGACCGCCGGGGAGGGGGATTTTGTTCTGTACGCAACCCAGGGTTTCCCTCTACCGGAGATGATTGCGCAGGCGGAACCAGGTTCCGCACCGCGCGCCCTTGGCGTTGTTGCAGGGCTGACACGCACGCATGAGGTTGTACCAAACGTCCCGCCCTCCCTTGGCGATCGGGAAGACGTGATCCGTGTGTTCAGCAGTTGCACCGCAGTAGCCGCACGGGTCGTTCCTGATTGCCCGCCGGTAGTCCGTGGCCAACGCCCGATCCATGGCGTCCAGCCCCACTCCGGCACGCTTCCGGCGACGGTTGAAGCTTGCCTGGGCTACCTCGGGATTGTTGCGGTTGTACTGGCGTTTGTACTCGCTCAGGTACTCCCTGTTGGCCTGGTTGTACTCCCGGTTGTAGTGGGGCTTGCACATAGCTCCGGAGTAGGCAACCGCTCCACAGTCACAGCGACCCGGCGGCGGCTTGGGTACGTCGAGACCCGGGATGCGCGGATCGTCATATCGCCACCAGTGAATGTAGTGCTTCCAGCACCAACCCCTTGAGTGCTGCGGACCGGCGCACCCGGACAGTGTGCATTCTCGGGTTCGCACGGGTTCGTACGGCTCTAGCGTTCCCCTGTGGAACATCCGCCAGTAGTGCGGGGTGCACAGCCCATTAGCGTGAACCGGGCCGTCGCATCCGTCAGCGGTGCATGAGGTAGGCCGCGTCAAGGGCTTGACCAGGCCGCGTTTCCGGTGCCACTCGTAGTGCTTGCGGCAGTAACCCCGGGTCTGATTCGGTCGGGGGCAGTCGTCAACGCAACAAATGCCTGTATTCGGCCTGGACATGGTGGCACTGTACGGGGCGTCACTGACAAAACCGCCAGGCGGCCTCATGATTCACGATGGGTGGGGTGGTGACCATGCCCGCCCTCCCGAAGCGCAACCCCGCACGGCGGAACCGCTCCGCGACGGCGGCCACCCTCAGCGCCGTGCACGACGTCGCCGCGCCCGAGCTGCCTGCCGGCCGTGCCTGGCACGAGCAGACGGTCGCGTGGTGGGCCGACATCTGGGCGTCGCCCATGGCCCCCGAGTTCGACCCGTCGGACCTGCACGGGCTGCTGGCGCTGGCCGCGCTCGTCGATGACTTCTGGAACGCCGACACCGCCCGGGAACGCGCCGCCCTCGCAGGCGAAATCCGGTTGCAGCGGCAGTGTTTCGGCCTCTCGCCGATCGACCGGCGGCGGCTGCAATGGGAGATCGAGCGCACCGACGAGGCCGTCGACAAGGGCCGCCGCCGCCGTGCCGCCGACCCCGTTCCGTCCCCGCCGCCTGGCCCGGACGACGACCCCCGGGCGTTGCTGCACGCCGTGACCTAGCCGGCTGGGGGTGCGCACCGTGGCGACGTTCATGGTTCCGCCCCCGGACCCGACGCCGTGGCCGACGCTCGGTCCGCAGATCTGCGACCTGATCGAGGCGCGAGCCGTGCATGGCCCCGGCGACCTGCGCGGGCAACCGGCTCGGGTCGACGCCGAGACCCGCGCGCTGATCTACCGGATGTATGAGGTGCACCCGCGAGGGCACCCCCGCGCCGGCCGGCGGCGGTTCAAGCGCGTCGGGCTGTCGATGCGAAAGGGCAGCGCGAAGACCGAAAAGGCTGCGTGGGTGCTATTCGCCGAGCTTCACCCTGAGGGGCCGGTGCGCTGCGACGGGTGGCGCGAGGTCGATGGTGTCTGGCAACCGGTCGGCCGCCCGGTCGTCGACCCGTACATCCCGATGATCGCCTACACCGCCGACCAAGCCGAGGAACTGGCGTATGGCGCGCTGCTGGTGATGTGCACCGAGGGGCCAGACGCCGATCTTTTCGACGCCGGACTCGCACGCATCACCCGCGCCTACGGCGATGGCAAGGCCGAGGCCCTGGCGTCCTCGCCGAGCGCCGCCGACGGTGCGCGCACCACGGCTCAACATTTCGACGAGACGCACCGCCTGATCCTGCCCCGGATGCGAGACGCCCACCAGACGATGCTGGCCAACATTCCGAAAAGGACGTTGGCTGACGCCTGGTCGTTGGAGACGACGACCACCTACGCCGAGGGCGAGGGCAGCGTTGCCGAGGGCACGCACCGCTACGCCGAGCAGGTCGCCGCCGGCAAGGTGCACGACAAGACCCTGTTTTTCTTCCATCGGGAGGCCGCCACGCGGGCCGGGGAAGACCTGGCCGACCCCGCCCAGATCGACGCCGCCATCCGCGAGGCGTCCGGCCCGGCCCTGGCGCTGTGGCCGGATTTCGACGGCCAGGTCGAGGCCATCGCCAGCCTGTACAACCAGCCCGACACCGACCGGGCGTACTGGGAACGCGTGTGGCTCAACCGGCGGGTCAGCTCGGCCCGGCAGGCGTTCGACGTGGCCCGCTGGCGAGACCTGGCCCGGCCCAACGTGCGAATCCGCGAAGGCGAGCCCATCGTGATCGGGTTCGACGGCGCGCGCTGGCGCGATGCCTGCGGGGCTGTCGCCACGCACATCGAGACCGGTTACCAATGGCCCCTCGCACTGTGGGAACGCCCGACCGGCCTGTTGGTGGGGCACGAGACCGACCCGGATGTCTGGGAGGTCACCGACGACCAGGTCGACGGCACGGTCGCCGACGCGATGGCCCGGTACCGGGTCCTCGCGCTGTACGCCGACCCGCCGAGGTTCGAGGCCAACGTCGCGAAGTGGGCCGGCCGGTTCGGCGACCACCGGGTCCTGGAGTGGTACACCAACCGGCCCAAGCCGATCGGTGTGGCCATGCGGGCGTTCAACACCGCGATCACCTCGGGCGAGTTGACCCACAGCGGGGATGCCGACTACGTCCGCCACATCGGCAACGCCCGGCGGGGCGACCTGCGGGTCCTCGACGACGACGACACGCCCCTGTGGACCATCTACAAGCCCCGGCCCGACAGCGAGCAGTACATCGACCTCGCCATGTGCGGCGTCTTGAGCTGGCAAGCACGCCTCGACGTGCTGCGGCGCGGCAACTGGCAGCGACCCACCGGAAAAATGATCATCATGCGCTAGGGGGTGGCACGTGCCGCTTGCCCCCGAACATCAGCTCGCCCGACTGGTCGCCGAGCACCAGCGCGACCTGAGGCAGTTGCGGGAATTCGCCGACTACTACGACAACGACCCGCCGTACGCCTACATGGTCCCCGAGCTGATCGCCGAGCTTGGCGACCGCCTGCAACAGCTCTTGATCAACTGGCCGCGCCTGGTGGTTGACACCGCCGAGGAACGCGCCGACGTGTTGGGCTTCCGTGTCGCCGGGGTGCCGAAAGCAGACGGCGACCTGTGGGACATCTGGCAGGCGAACAACCTCGACGAGGCCAGCAGCCAGGCGCACACCGATGCGATGGTCATGGGCCGCGCTTTCATGATCATCAGCGCGAACCCGGAACCGGACCGGCCGCCGCTGATCACCGCCGAATCCCCCCTTGAGACGCACGCGATCCTGGACCCGGCCACCCGTCGGGTCACCTCGGCGTACAAGGCATGGACCACCGACGGCGACGGCGACGGGCCGCCGGTGGAGCACGCGACCTTGTACCTGCCGAACGAAACCCGTTGGTACGTCAAGACATCGGGCGGCGAATGGGTCGATGACCCCGAGTTCGAGGCGGACGAACACCAGCTCGGCCGGGTGCCGGTCGTGCCGATCGTCAACCGGCCTCGGTTGCGCCGGCCGCTCGGCCAGTCCGAGTTGGTCGACGTGATCCCGCTGGTGAACGGGGCCAACAAGATCGGCACCGACATGATGACCTCGGCGGAGTTCCACAGCATGCCGCGCCGGTGGGCACTCGGGTTCGGCCCCGAGGATTTCCAAGACGCCCAGGGCCGGCCGGTGTCCACCTGGTCGAAGATCGCCGGCCGTATCTGGGCGTCGACCCGCACGAGGTCCGAGGGTGCCGAGGTTGGCCAGTTCCCCGAGGCCGATCTCGCGAACTTCCATTCGACGTTGCGGGCGTTGGCCACCCTGGTCGCCAGTCTCTACGGTCTGCCCCCGACCTACATGGGTTTGAGTTTCGACAATCCACCGAGCGCGGATGGCGTCCGCAGCCTGGAAGCCCGGTTGATCAAGCGCGTCGAGCGCAAGTCACGGCCGTGGTCGGGGTCGCATGAGGACACCATGCGGTTCGCCGACCGGTTCGTCACCGGCGTCTGGCGGCCCGAGCTGGTGCGCCTGGAAACGATTTGGCGCGACCCGGCGACGCCGACGCGTGCCCAGGCGTCCGATGCCGCCGTGAAGCTCTACACCTCCGGCATCTCCACCAAGAGGCAGGCCCGAGAGGATGTTGGCTACACCGTCGAGCAGATCGACCGGATGGAAGCCGACGACGCCGCCGCCCTGGCTTCCGACCCGATCGGGCAGATGACCCGGGCGCTTTCCGCAGGCCAGGAAGGGGCTTCGGCCCCCGGTTCCGCCGGTTCCGGTAGCACCGGAAGTGCAGGCGGCACCGAGTGAGCGTCGTCGCCGTCGCCGAGTCCCACTACCGCCGCCAGGTCGCCCTAGCGCGCCGGGTGGCCGAGGAGTCGGCGGCGGCATGGCGGACCCTCGACCCGCTGCGCCTTGACGCCTCGTGGGCCGCCGAGTCCGACCGGCTGCTCGCCCTGGTCACCGGCGGCCAGGCCCTCGCCGCCGCCGACGCCGACGGCTACGTCACTGCCGCCCTGTCCGCCCAGCACCTCGACCCGGCCGCCGCCGGTGCCGTCAACGCCCGCAGCCTGGCCGGCGTGGCGTCCGACGGGCGCGGCCTGGCGACCCTGCTGTACGAGCCGGTGATCGCCGTCAAGACCGCGTTACGGCCGGCGGGCGGGCGGGGCGCGACCGTCGAGAAGGCCATGACCCTCGGCATGCTGCGCCTCGACACCATCGTCCGCACCCAGCTCGCCGACGCCGCCCGGGTGGCCGTCGGCGTCGGCGTGGTCGCCCGCCGTTCCGCCGGGGGCTGGGTGCGGATGCTGTCTACCCCGTCGTGCGCCCGGTGCATCGTGCTGGCCGGGAAGTTCTACCGGTGGAGTTCCGGTTTTCTGAGGCACCCCCGGTGTGACTGCCGGCATATTCCGGCGGCCGAGAACACGGCCGGGGACCTGCGCACCGACCCCGGGAAGTACTTCCGGTCGCTGCCGGAGCCCGAGCAGAACAAGCTGTTGGGCCGTTCCGGCGCGCAGGCGGTGCGCGACGGCGCGGACCTCGCCGCGGTCGTCAACGCCCGCCGGGGCATGACCACCACCGCCGCGTTCGGCCGGACGTTCGCCACCACCCGCGAGGGCACCACCCGGCGGGGACTGTTCGCCGGCTACACCACCGACGACCAGGGCCGGCTACAACGCCGGACCGGGCCGCCGCCGCGCTGGCGGCTGATGCCCGAGCAGATCTACACCGACGCCACCGACCGCGACGACGCGATCCGGCTGCTTCGCCATCACGGCTATCTGCGCTGAAACCCCGGCACCGCAACGGATGCCGGCATCCTCGACCCGCAACGGGAGCACCCTTGAACACCTCGACTGTCGCCGACTGGTTCCGGCTCACCCGGCACGACGCCCCCGCCGACACCCCGCCGGCCCCCGACCCGCAGGTCGACGACGACCCGGCCGACGGCGACGACGCGGCGGTCGACTGGCAGGCCGAGGCCGGCAAGTGGAAGAAGCTCAGCCGCACCAACGAGCAGCGTGCCAAGGACAACGCCGCCGCCGCGACCCGACTGGCAGAGCTTGAGGCCGCCCAGCAGACCGACGCCGAACGGCTCACCCAGCGCGCGGCCGACGCCGAGGCCCGAGCCCAGGCCGCCACCGCCCGCGCCGTGGTCGCCGAGGTGAAAGCCCTCGCCGGCATGTTCGCCGACCCCGACGACGCCGTTGCCCTGCTCGGCAGCCTCGACGGCTACGCCGATGCGGCTGGCGACATCGACACCGACGCCATCGGCGCCGACCTGGCCGACCTGCTCGTCCGCAAACCCCACCTCGCCAAGCCGGCCGGGCCGCGCACCCCGCGCCCGGACCCTGGCGTCGGCTCGCGCGGGGACGCCCCCGAGGTCGACTACCGCACCGCCGCCCCGGCCGTGTTCGCCGACGAGCTGGCCAAGTACGGGCTACGGCCCCGGTCGTGATCCGGGTCCGGGCCGAACTCGGCGACGGCCGGACCGTGATCGAGGTCGACGGGCACGAGCAGCACGCCGCCGACGGGGTGGTGTGCGCGGCGGTCTCTGCGATCACCCAAACGGCGTTGCTCGGCCTGCTGGCCGTCGCCGACACCCATCCCGACCTCGTGACGGTCGACATCACCCACCTGGAGCAACCTTGAACACCAGCCCCCGGCCGGCATGGTTCCGGCTCGGCCGCCACGACGTGCGCTCGACGCTGCCGGCGCCACTGCGCGCGATCATGCAAAACGGCGTCCTCGACCGCGTGTTCCTCGACGCGCTGCTGCCCGACTTCCTGTACCCGGCCATCGCCGACAGCGAGCCGTGGGCCGGCGGCTTGGGCGACACCAAGACGTTCACCCGCACCGGCCTCATCGCCCCGAACCCCGTGCCGATCACCGGTTCGGACCCGACCCCGCACACCTACGGCGTTGAGCAGTGGTCGGTAACGATGGATCAGTACGGCGACACCATCGACACGAACCTCCTGCACTCCGCGATGACCCTGGCGTCGAAGTTCCTGCGGGACGTGCAGACGCTCGGGATCAACGCGGGGCAGACGCTCAACCAGATCGCCCGCGCCCGGCTCTACGCCGCGTACGGCGGCGGCCGGACCTGGGCGACCACCGCGCAGGGCTCGGCCTCGACCACGTGCGTTGTCGCGGACGTGTCCGGGTTCCTGTCCGTGATGGTCAACGGGGTACCGGTCGCGGTGTCGCCGACGAACCCGCTGTCGGTCACCGTGGCCGGGGTCGCCAACACCGTCACGGCCGTCAACGTCGGCGCCAAGACCCTGACCCTGGGCACCGCCGTCACGCAGGCGATCGGTGACGCCGTGGTCGCCGCGAACGCCCCGGTGTCGGTACGTCCCGGCAGCAAGGCCACAGCGTTCAACCTCACCGGTTCGGACGTGGCGACGTTCAAGCTGTTCCGGGCGGCGGTCACCCGGCTGCGCAAGCAGAACGTTCCGAGCAACGGCGGCTACTACACCGCGCACATCAGCCCGGACACCGAGGCGGCGCTGTTCGACGACGCCGATTTCAAGCAGGCCGCACAGGGCCGGGTCGACTCGCCGATCTACCGGGATCTGTCGATCGGTCGTTTCGGTGGTATCGACTGGGTGAGGAACCTGGAGTCGCCGACCGTGACGGTGGGGTCGGTGACCGTGCAGCGGCCGATCGTGACCGGCGCGGGAGTCCTGGTCTCGGCGCCGTTCGAGGGCATGGGCTCGCTACTCGCCGGGACCGGCACCGAGGACGTGCCCGACATCCGGATGATCGGCCCGGCCACCGGCGCGCAGGTCGCGCTGATTGTGCGCCCGCCGCAGGACCGTCTCCAGCAGCAGGTGTCAACCACCTGGTCGTGGGTTGGTGACTTCGGCGTCCCTTCTGACTCGGTGACCGGCGACTCCGCGCAGTTCAAGCGGGCCGTCGTCGTCGAGCACGCCTGACGGGGGTGGTGTCGATGCGGGTCACCGCTCGTGAGGCGTTCTCGGCCTACTTCCAGTACCAGGTGCACCAGCTCGCCGCCGGGCAGCAGGTCGACGGGGACCTCGCCGACTACCTGCTCGCCTCGGGCGCGCCGGTGGACCCCGAGGGCGGCGACCAGCCTCGGCGGCGGGGCCGTCCAGCCAAGGACAAGGAGTCTGCCCGTGCTGCCCCTGGCGACGGCTGAACAACTCGCCGCCCGGCTACAGCGGGACCTTGACCGGGCCACGGCCGACCAGGCGCTCGCCGGGGCCTCGGCCCTGATCCGGGCGATTGCCCGCCAACGGCTCGACTACGCCGCCGACGACACCGTGATCCTCGTCGGCGGCGAGCGGGTGCTAACGCTGCCAGAGCGGCCGATCGACGAGACCGTGCCGTTGATGGTGGTGGAGCTGGCCGACTGGGACGGCGCGGCCGACCTGGTGCTCGTCGCCGGCCGCGACTACGTGCGCACCGGCGACCAGCTCACCCGAGGCTGGCCGGCCTGGTACGCAGGCGCCACCCGGTTGCAGGGCTGGCCGTACCACCGGCCGCGCGGCATCTGGGCACCCCGGGTCCGGGTCACCTACTCCCACGGACACCTGGTCATTCCCGACCACATCGTCGCCCTGGTCCTCGATGTCGCCCAGGGCTACTACCTCAACCCGGACGGCCTGAGGTCGCGGTCGATCGACGACTACAGCGAGACCTACGCGACCGAGACCCTGGGCGCGCCCCGGGTCGAGGCCATCCGCAACCAGCTCGCCGCCACCGGCACCCGCCGGGGCACGTTCTCGATTCGGGGGTGACCATGGCCGGCAACCTCACCGACGCCGCAGAAAACGCCGTGTTGAACTGGCTGTCGGGCAACACCACCACCGCGCCGGTCGGCCCGCTGCGGGCCGCGCTGGTCACCGCCGCCGGCACCGACGGCGCGCCCGGCACCGAGCTGGCCGGCGGCGGCTACAACCGCCAGACCGTCACCCTGACGGCCGCGCCCGGCCCGATCTCAAACACGACGTTGCTGCGCTGGTCGAACCTGCCGGCGGCAACCGTTGTCGGCGTCGAGGTGTGGGACTCGGCCGGCACCCCGGTGCGTTGGTGGTACGGCCCGCTCGCCGTGTCGCGCACCGTGTCGGCCGGCGACGCCCTCGAATTCGCGGTCGGCGCGCTGACCCTCGCCCTGGACTAGCCGTGACCACCCTCGTGTGGAACGCCGAGGGCGCGCCGGCCAGCGGCACGGTCATCACGGTCGGCAACTCCGGCGGCGGCTCGGGCACGCCGTTCGACGCCGTGCAACAGGGCACCGCAGCCGTGTTGCAGTACGACGCCGCTACGGCCGCCAACGGCACCTACTCGTTGCGGTGCGCGACCGGCGGCACGTCGGCCATGAGCTACGTGCGCTGGACAACCGCCGTCGGATCGATGGCGAGTGCGGCCGGCCGGTTCTACCTACGCTTGTCGGCCCTGCCGTCGGCGACCCGATCGATTCTCGCCCTGCACGCCGCCGGCCTGGCCAGCGACCGGGCCACGTTCGCCCTACTGACGACCGGCGCGCTCAGATTGAGGAATGCCAGCGCCGCCACGGTGGCCACGTTCACGAACCCTTTGGCGCTGGGGACCTGGTACCGGGTCGAGTACCTGATCGGCGCGTCGGCGGCCGGCATGTGGGAAATGCACCTCTACGCCGGCAACAACACGGCCGCCATCGAGGACATCAACGGCGGCGCGGCCACCTCCAATTTCGGCGGCCCGGTCGGCGCGGCCTCGTTCGGCTACTACACATCGGCCCCGTCGCTGCCCGACATGTGGTTCGACGGCCTGGCGCTCGGCGACGGCGGCGCGCTGTTTGGCCCCGAGACCCCGGCGACCACCTGGCAGGGCGCGGCCACCCTCGCCGGTGCTGCCGACGGTACCGCCACCGGCAAGCTCGTCACCCCGGGCGCCGCCGCGCTGAACGGCTCGGCGTCGCTGTCCGCCGCCGAGCGGTCCGTCGCCGTCGCCGGTGCCGGACTGTCCGGGGCGGCGACGTTGCTGTCGACCGGCCGCACCGCCGTGACAGCGACCGCCGGGTTGTCGGGCGCGGTGCTGTTGACGGCCGCCGGCACCGTCGCCGTCCCGGCCGCCGTAGCCCTGAACGCGGCCGGCGTCGTGACCGCCGACGGCACCGTCCCGCCCGGCCGCATCGTGCACCGCCCCGCCATCGGCACCGTCGCCCGCCCGTCGACCGGCATCGTGCCCCGCCCGTAGGGAGGTGCCTGATGTTGCTCGACCAGCTACTCGCCCGGGGCCGCGCGCTCGCCGAGGCCCTGATGGTCGACGCCTGCCGCATCCGGCGCCGCACTGGCGCGACCACCGACCCGGCAACCGGCACGGTCACCCCGACCTGGATCACGGTCTATGAAGGGCCGTGCCGGTTCCAGCAGGTCGGCCGGCTCGGGCAGCGCGCCGACGTGGCCGAGGCATCCGTCGTGCTGCTGCGCGCCGAGGTGCACCTACCGCTGGGGCCGACCGTCGGCCTGGCCGTCGATGACGAGATCGAACCGACCCGCGCCCAGTTCGACCCCGACCTGATCGGCCGCGTGATGCGCGTGCACGACCTGGAGCACAAGACGGCCGCGACCGCGCGCCGGGTGCAGACCGTCGAGACGACCGGATGACCCGGCCGGGACGGGGGCACAGTGGGTGATGAGTTCGAGGTGACGGTCACCGGGCTAGGCGAACTTGACGTCACCCTCAGTCGGGCGGCGTCGCGGGCGCTGCCCGAGACCGAGGCCGTGGTCACCCGGACCGCCGAGCTGGTCACGCAAGGGTGGCGCGCCCGGTGGGCCGGCATCGGTCACGCCCCGGCGCTCCCGGCCGCCGTCGGGTTCGACCTGTACCACCTGCCCGGCAGCGTCCGCGCCCGCATCGGCCCGGACAAGAACGCCCGACAGGGCGCGCTGGGCAACATCTTCGAATACGGCACGGTCAACAACCCGCCGATCCCCGGCGGCGCGCCCTCCCTCGACGAACAGGCCCCCGCGTTCGCCTCGGCGCTCGACGCCCTGGCGGCGCGGCTGGTGGAGGGGGACGCATGATCGCCGAGCACGCCGCAGCGGTCCTCGCGCTGCTGCGGGCGGTGCCGGGCTTGGTCGTGCATGACGGGCAGGTCCCGCCGGGCGCGGTGCCGCCCTACGTCGTGGTGTACCTGGTCGGGGCGTCGACCGGGCCGACGACGCTGGCCGGCCGCGCCGAGCACGCCACGACCCGCGCCTACTGCCACGCCGTCGGCGCGAACGCCGCCGCCGCGCGCATCGTCGCCGACCGGGTGGCCGGTGCGCTGCTCAACGCCCGGCCCGTGATCCCCGGTTGCTCGGCCGGCCTCATCCGTCACGAGCAGTCGCTACCGCCGCAGCGCGACGAGTCGACCGGGGTGCTGTTGATGGATGCCGTGGCGGTGTACCGGTTCGATAGCCACCCGGCGTGATCAGCCGCTGATCGGCTTTTTCGGCAGGACGTTCCACACGAGCACGCCGACGCCGACGCCGACCAACGCCAACGTGATCGGCGACGTCGCGCCGAGTTTCACCGCGACGGACATGGCGACGAACACCGCCACGACGGCGGCTACAAGCCTTGGACCTCGATGCATGCCCGTCACTGTACCGGCACATCGCCGCTGGTCACTGCCCACCTGACGGGCGAATTTCCCTAGAACCTTGGAGGCCGCGCGATGGCGCTGCTTGTCGTTTCCGCCGTCCCGGCCGCCGGTCGGGCAATCAACTTCCTGCCGGTGTCCATCTCGGACACGGTGGCCGCCGTCGACATCGCCGACCGGGGCGTCGTGTTGCACGTGCGCAACGGCGCGGCGGCCCCGATCACGGTCACGGTGTCCGACCCCGGCCGCACCCCCGCCGGCAATGCCCCGACCGTGCCCACGGTGTCGGTCCCAGCGTCCGGCGAGCGGCAGGTCCTCGTGACTCGCGCCAACGTCGACCCCGCGACCGGGCTGGCCACGGTCACCTACTCGTCGGCGACCACCGTCACCGCCGACGCCTACCGGTACTAGGGGGCGTCGTGCGCTGGTGCGTCATCCGCCACCCCGAGCGCCCCGAGCTGGGCGCGGCCGTGATCGCCGAATGTTCTCTGTCGCTGTATGAGCCCCTGGGCTGGGCGCGGGTGTCGGACTGGTCGAGGGACCGCGATGCCCTGCGCCTGGCCGATCATCCCGCCCCGGCCCCGCCCGCCCCGCCGTCCCGCGCGGCCGGTCGCACCCCGAAGGAAGTGAAATAGATGGCTGTTGTGATCATGGACGGCAAGACCCGTGTCTCGTGGCTGGTCGCCGTCGCCAACACCGCCGCGCCCACCGTCGCCGAGATGGCCGGCGGGGTGAGCCTGGAGACCGCGTTCACCCCCGACGGCCTCGACATCAAGGTCACCACCGGTCGCAAGGACACGTCGAACCTCGCGTCGCGCCGTAACTCCGAGCGGGTGACCCGGATCAGCTACGCGGTCGCGGGCACGTTCTACCGCGACGACACCAACGACATCGCGTGGAACCTGCTGCCCTACGGGGCCAAGGGGTTCCTCGTGGTGCGCGAGGGCATCGACCGTGAAACCCCGTGGGCGTCCGGTCAGCGGGTGCGGGTGTTCCCGTTGGAGGCCGGCGAGCCGAACCCGGTCAAGCAGACCCCGGAGGAGCGCTGGACGTTCGACACCGAGTTCGCGGTCTGGGCCGGTGAGCTGGTCAACCAGCGGGCGGTGATCGCGTGACCGAGTTCGCCGACATCCTGGCCGTCGCCCAGCGCCCGGCCACCTCCGTGCCGCTGTGCCTGCGCGGCGACCTGGTGGCCGAGTTCCGCGCCCTCGAACGCGATCTCGAACAGGCCGACCGGCGCGCCCCGAGCCTGGCCGAGGCGTCCCCGGCCGCCGTGATCGCCGCGCGCATGAACGCGCTGCGGGAACAGATGCTCGCCGCCACTGTGGCGTTTCGCCTGGAGGCCATGCCGCCGGCCGCGTGGTCGGACTTCCTGGCCACACAGCCCGCCAAGTCCAAGGACATCGACGAGGACGCGTTCAAGGCGGCCTGGTACGCATGGGTCTGCCAGCTCGTCGCCCACACCTGCACCGACCCGGTGATGACCGCCGAACAGGTCGACCAGCTCGTACCGCGCCTGTCGGGCGAGCAGTGGGCGCGCCTGTCGGACACGGCCTGGTCGATCAACGCCAGCGAGGTCAACGTCCCTTTCAGCGTCGCCGCCTCCGTGCTGCTTCCGGAAGCCAACTCCGCGCAGAAGTAGAGGCGGCGCGCGCCGTCGGGACCTCCCGGTCGCGCCTGCTGGGCCGGCCGGCGCGGCAGGTCACCGAGCACGACTTCGACGACGCCGGCCGGCTGGTGCGCTCGACCACCACCACCGACCCCGATTGGCTGCCCGAGGACCGGGGCCTACTGCTGGCGCTGCTGGCGGAAGAGGCCGACACGTGCGCCGGGTGCGGGCACCCGATCGACGAGTGCCGCGACCCGGCCAACGCCGGCCGGTACGAGGTCGTGCAACAGATCTGCCAGGCGTGCCGCGTGACGGCCGCCCAGCTCGACAACGACGCCGAGAACGGCAACCCGCCCCGTGGCCTCTACACCGGGTCCCGCCTGACCTGACCTACGGGGAGGTGCCGGCGTGGCTGAACGCACCGTCACCGTTTCCCTGATCGCCAAGTTGCAGGGGTTCACTCCGGCACTGGTCGCCGGGGGCCGCACCGTCCGGGAGTTCCGGGGCGAACTCGACCAGCTCGCCACGAAGCACCGTTCCGGGTTCAACGACCTGACCGTCGCCGCCGCCGGGATGGGTGCAGGGCTGGCCGGGGCGTTCATGTACGCGACTCGGGCCACCGCCCAGTTCGACAAGCAGATGTCGGAAGTCGGGTCCGTCGCCGACGCCACCGGCGGCCAGCTCGACCAACTGCGCCAGTCCGCTTTGCAAGCCGGCAAGGACACCGCCTACAGCGCGACCGAGGCCGCGAGCGCGGAAGCCGAGCTAGCCAAGGCCGGCATGAGCACGGCCGACATCCTCGGCGGCGGCCTCACGGGTGCACTCGACCTGGCGGCGGCCGGACAGATGGACCTGGCCGACGCCGCCACCATCTCCGCGCAGGTCATGAACGTCTGGCACCTGCGCGGAGACCAGGCCGCCCACATCGCCGACGTGTTAGCCGCCGCCGCCAACAAGAGCGCGGCCGACATGCACGGCCTCGGTATGAGCTTCGAACAGGTCGGCCTGGTCGCGGTTCAGGCCGGCTGGTCGTTCGAGCAGACCACGGCAACCCTCGCCGCGTTCGCCGACCGGGGGCTCAAGGGGTCCGACGGGGCGACCTCGCTCAAGACGGCGTTGACGGCGCTCATGGCCCCGACCGACAAGTCCCGGGCGCTCATGGCCGCCTACGGCATCGAGGTGTACGACGCCGCCGGCAAGATGCTCGACAACGTGGGCATCGCCGGCCAACTCCGCCGCGCGCTGGCCGGGGTGTCCGACGCCGAACGCAACGCCGCCCTCAGCACAATTTTCGGGTCGGACGCGATCAGGGCCGCCAACGTGTTGTTCGACCTAGGCGAGGACGGCGTACGCAAGTACAACGAGGCCGTCGACAACCAGGGCGCCGCCGCCAAGACGGCCGCCGAGAAGACGAACAACTTGTCGGGTGATGTCGAGCGGCTGACCGGTTCGTTGGAAACGCTGGCCATCACGTCGGGCAGTTCGGGGACGTCCGGGCTGCGGGTGCTGGTGCAGGCCGCCGACGCCCTGGTCACCTCATTCGCCACCGCCCCGCCCGCGATCACCGGCACGTTGACCGTGCTGGCCGGGGTGGCGGGTGCGGCGATCCTGGCCGGCGCGGGTGTCGCCCGGATGCGCCAGTCGATCGCGGACGCCACCGACGCCCTGGACCGTATGGGGCCGGTCGGGCAGAAAGCCGGCGTGGCGCTGTCGTTCACCGCCAAGTGGGCTGGCCGCGCCACCGTCGCGTTCGTGGGCTTGCAGATCGTCAACGCGATCGGTACCGCGATGGCCTCGGCCGCCCCGGATGTCGACCAGCTCACCCGCTCCATGCAGAAGTTCGCCGAGACCGGCGAGAAGTCCGGCGAAATGGCCCGGTTGGCGGGCAAGGATCTCGACCAGTTCGCCGACGACATCAAGTGGTTCCGCACCCAAGGCGGGCTGCACGGCGTCGAGCAGGCCGTCGCCATCGAACCGGGGTTCATGGCAGCGTTCGACGGCTCGGTCACCAAGGTGTTGGAGCGGGTCAAGGCATGGGACGCCGCCCTCGCCCAGATGGCCAAGAGCGGCCACTCCGCCGAGGCCGCCCGCGTGTTCGACCAGCTCGCCGACGCCGCCGCCCGCTCGGGCGTCAAGGTCGACGACCTGCGCTCGTACATGCCGGCCTATACCGCCGCCGCCGAGGACGCCGCCAAGGCCACCGACGCGGCGGGACTGGCCGCCCAGCGCGCCGCCGCCGAGCAGAAAGAGGCCGCCGACAAGGCGAACCTCCTGGCCGGCGGGTGGGCTGCCGCGGTCGACAAGGGCAAGTCGTTGGCCGACGTGTTCGACTTGTTGAACGGGAAGGCGATCGGCTGGGCCGAGGCCGAGCTACGGGCGCAAGAGGCCGCCGACAAGCTCGGGCAGGCGCTCGACGGGTCGAACGGGTCGTTGGACATCCACACCAAGGCCGGCCAGGACGCCAAGGCCGCGCTGCTGGATCTGGTCAAGGCCGATCAGGCGGCGATCCAAGCCAAGTACGACGAGACCCAATCGGTGACCGAGGCCAACGCGCTCTACGAGCAGTACCGGGCCGAGTTGTACCGGACCATGCGGCAGGCCGGCCTGACCAAGGATGCCGCCGAGGCGTTGATCGCAACGTACTTCCGGATGCCGCCGGCCGTGGCCACCACCGTCACCGCGCCGGGCGCCACCACCGCCCACAACCAGGTGGCCGACCTCGACCGGCAGATCCGGGCACTGACCGACCGGCAGGTCCGCATCGACGAGTCCGGCGCGCCCGACGCCGAACAGCGCATCCGCCGCTTGCAGCAACAGATCGACGCGCTGCACGACAAGCAGGTCACGCTGACCACGATCATCTGGGAACAGCGGCGCTACAGCTCGTCTGACGAGTTCCAGAACGAACACGGCTACCGGTGGGGCGGCGTGACCTACGCCGCGACCGGGGCGTTGCGCGACGCCAACGTGTACGCCGCCGGGGACAAGCCCACGTATGGGTTCGCGGAGAAGTCCACCGGGGGCGAGGCGTTCATCCCGCGCCTGGGCGACCTGCAACGGTCGCGGGGCATCGCCGAGCACGTCGTCCGCCGCTGGCTCGGCGGCACCGTCGCCTGGAACGGCGGCGGCATGGGCGGCGGGGGCGGCAGCGTCGAGACCCTGGCGCCGCTGGTGCTCAAGGTCGACATCGAAACCATCTGGCAAGGGCTGCTGCGGTTCCGGCGAACGGCCGGCAAGTCGGCCCTCGGGCTCGGGTGAGGGGGCGGACACGATGGCCCTACGTGTGGAGATCGCGTTCGCCTCCCCGCCCGACAGCACTTCGCCGACATGGGTGGACGTGTCCGAGTTTCTGCGGCCCGCCGACGCGCCCGTCACCATCCAGCACGGCCGCAGTACCGAACTCGACGAGATCGAGCCGTCGCGGGCGTCGTTCGCGCTCGACAACGGCGACTTGCGGTTCACGCCCGGCAACCCTATGAGTCCGTACTACCCGGGGGTGAAGGCCGCGCGTCAGGTGCGGATCTCGACCACGGCCGGCGGGCAGACGTTCGTGCTGTTCACCGGCTACCTACAGCCCATCGAGATTGGCGCCTGGACCGAGACCGACCGCGCCGGGGTCGTGCAGTTCACCGCCGTCGACCGCCTTGCGCGACTCGACCGGGTGCGCCAGGCCGAATCGACACTCACCAGCCACGTCGCCGGGCGCGGCGGCAGCGCGCTGGTCGCGTACTACCCGCTCGGCGAGCCGTCCCAGCCGGTCGGTTTAAGCCACGTGCCGGGCGTCGCCGACCTGGTGTACGCCGACAACCTCGACCCCGGCGACCAACTGGGCGCGCCGCTGCTCACACCGGCCGCCGGGACGCCCGCCCCGGGCGACGAACTGCGGCCGGCCCTGTTCACCTGGGCGACGGCGCGCACGCCCGCCAACGTCGCCTATCCCGACCCGGGAACGGCCACCCTCACCCTGTCCATGGACGCCGCCCCGTTGATCCTGCGCCCCGGGTACACGTTGAGCCTGGTCGCCTGGACCCGCCTCGGCGTCGACTTCTACGGCGACCGTTCGGAATACGGCGGCGTGACGCTCGATAGCGAGGTGTAGTCGTGAGCGTCTGGCTTGGTAACCGGCTGTTCTTCACCAAGCGGCCCGACGGCCGCTACCGGGGCGGCCTGATGACGGACGGCGGCGCCACCTTCGCCACGGGCCTTAGCTCCAACGCGGTCGGCGGCGACCCGGCCGCCGTGATGGTGCGCTACGTGTTTGGCGCGTCGACCGTCGACCTGTGGGTCAACAACGTCAAAACGACGTTCACGCTCAACGCCGCGCCGCCGACCTTTCAGTTGCCGTTCGATCGTCTGCAACTGGGCAATTTCGCGCTCGGGTCCATCTGGCATGTCCAGATCTACCAGGCGCCCACCGGGGCTGGGTTCGAAGAGTCCGACTACCTGGCACAGCTCGCCGTGGGCACGCGTCCGCTCGGCCCCCAGACGGTCCGCGACCGCATCGCTTCACTGGCCGACATCGCCGCCATCCCCGCCGCGAGCTTGGTTCTCGACCCGGCCGCGCGCACCCCGATGCCCACCGCCCAGGTCGCCGGCAACAAGGTGGCCGACCTGATGCGGCTGTCGGCGAACACCGACGGCGGCATCCTGTTCAGCGACGGCGCCGGCCGCCTGGTGCTGCACGCCCGCACCCGCCGGTACAACCAGCCGGTCGACGCGACCATCTCGTACCGGTGGTTGTCGCAGCCCTTGAGTTGGCGCGAGGACACGCCGACCAACGACGTGACGGTGCAGAGGCCCGCCGGCCCGCCGGGCAACGCCGTCAACGCCGCCAGTGTCGCAGAGTTCGGCACCTACCCGGCGACCGTGCTGGTGGACACCACCTGTGCTCCGGACCTGACCAACCGGGCCGCGTGGATGACCCGCACCTACGCCCAACCCCGGGTGCGCTGTCCCCAAATCACCCTCGACCTACTCGACCGCACCGAGGCCGAACGGGCGTTGATCCTGGCCCGCGCCATCGGCGACCGCATCGCCCTCACCGGCGTACCCGCCGCGTGGCCGGCCGGCGCGTCGAGCCTGATCATCGAGGGCATCCGGCACGTCATCGACGGCGACAGCCACGTCGTCATCTGGAACACCTCGCCCCTGCTGGGCACGACACCGGCCACGCCGCCGGCCTGCCCCGCCGTCGGGTCCGCGACCGTCGGCCCGTCGACCACCATCCAGTTCTAGGCCCGGAGGTGCCCCGGTGGCCATCACCGTGCCCGTCGCCCGCACCTGGGCGGACACCGACCCCCTCAACACCACCAACCTCAACGTCGGGGTGCGCGACCCCATCGCGTTCGCCCTCAAACCGCCCGGGTGCGCGCTGAACCGCACCGGCACCCTGTTCAACCTGCCGGCCAGCAGCTACGTCGCCGTGCCGCTCAACAACGCGGTGTTCAACAACGCCGGGATGTACAGCGCCGGCAACGACTACATCCGGATTCAAGCCACGGGCCTCTACCAGATCACCGCCTATGCCGGGTTCGACTCCAACGCCACCGGCCAACGAAAGCTGGGCATCAACGGCGACGGGCAGTACCTAGCCGAGGACAACCGGCCGGCCATCTCCGGTGACGCCACGCATTGCACGATCAACGCCCTGGTGCCGTGCACCGTCGACATGTTCATCCGGCTACACGTCTTCCACACCGGCAGCGCCGCCCTGAACATCAACGCGCCGAAACTCGCCGTCGCTTGGCACTCGGCCCTGTAGCCGTCCCATCAACCCCACCGCCGCGCGCCTGGCGCCTGGCGGCCTCTCGCCATGCCCACAACTGAATAGGGAGTACCGCTGTGGCCACGATCGCCACCACCACCATGCAGAAGTTCGCCCGTGACTGGGAGAACGCCATCGTGTCGGCCGAGTTTTCCGGCATCGTCGGCGACCGCGCCCACGCCCGTAGCGGCGGCTATCACATCAGCCGGGAGGATCAGCCCGGCTCGAACTACAGCGTTCAGCTTGCCGAGGACAAGCTCGGCGATTCCCGCTGGGCGAGCGCCGTAGACATGTCCATGAACGCCGCCGACATGGCGCTCGTGACGGGCCGGCTGCTCGCCAGCGCGAAGGACCCGGCCGACCCCCGGCTCGACTTCACGCGGGAGTTCTACGGCACGACCAACGGCCGCGACGTGACCGGGTGGGACACCTACTACAACCGGCCGTCGAGTTCGGACTCGTCGCACCTGTGGCACGTTCACGTGTCGTTCCTGCGCAAGCACGCCGACAACCCCGCCGCCATGTCCGCCGTGCTGTCGGTCATCACCGGCCAGCCCGCCCCGGGCGGGGGCACCCCGACCCCCCAGCCGGGCTACCCGGCGTGGCCGGGCCGGGAGTTCGCCTACACCCCGGGTCGGCCGCAGATGAACGGCGGCGACGTGCGTACCTGGCAGCAGCGCATGAGCGCCCGGGGCTGGAGCATCGGGGTCGACGGCTGGTACGGGCCGCAGTCCGCCAGCGTCGCCCGCCAGTTCCAGGCCGAGAAGGGGCTCACGGTCGACGGCATCGTCGGCCCGCAGACCTGGGCGGCGGCGTGGACCGCCCCGATCACGTGACCGAACCCGGCACGCGTCGGTGGCGCCGGGCGCGCGGGCCGCTGGCCGCGACGCTCGCCGGGCTGCTCGGGGTGGTGGTGCTCGGCGCGGCGACGTTCGCCGCCCGGGTGCCGCCGCCCCCGCCGGCCGCCTCCCTGATCCTGTACCCGCCGACGGCGGCCCCCTCGACCATGCCGCAGCCCTGCACGATCGAGGGCGGTTGGCCGTGCGAGTGGGCGCCGCGGTTTCACGCCGCCGCCGAGCTGGTCGCCCGCAGCCCCGGAACCCTGGGCCTGGTGCTCGTCGACCGGCACACCGGGGCCCGGTTCACCGCCGGGGCGACCGGCGAGCGGATCTGGACCGGCTCGACCATCAAGCTCGCCCTGACCGTCTACGCGCTCGACGCCGCCCGCACCGGGCGCCAGCCCCTCACCCCGGACGCGCGCGGCGACCTGGCCGCCATGCTCCACACGAGCGACGACGCCGCAGCCTCGCGCACCTGGCAGCGCTACGGCGCGACCGCGATGCTCGCCACGTTCCGCGACACGTACGGCATGGCCGGGCTCACGATGTCCGGCAGTCACGGCGACTGGGGCGCGCTCACCGCCACCCCGGGCGACCTCGCCGCGCTCATGTCCTACGCCCTCGACCACACCCACCCCGACGACCGCGCCTGGATCGCCGCCGCCATGCGCGACGTCGGGGACGTCCAGCACTGGGGCATGTGGTCAGCCGGGCCGGGCTCGGGCGTCAAAAACGGATGGCTGGAGAACCCCTACGGCGGCGCGTCGCACTGGTGCGTGTCCACCGTCGGGTTCACCGGGGACGGCGAGCGGTACGTCGTCGCGGCCATGTTCCAGATGCCCGAGGGCCGCGACTCCCTCGACCTGGGCGCGCGCACCCTTAGCGACCTCGCCGCCGTGTTGTTCGCCCGCCCGACGCCCGCCCCGGTCGCCCCTCGACCCACCTAGGAGGATTCCCGCCCGTGCGTGCCGCCGACCTCGTGCTCGCCCTACTCGGCACGGGTGTCGTGTCCAGCATCGTCGGCGCGCTACTCGGCCGCCGCGCCCGTGACGCCGAGGTCGCCAAGCTTTATGCGGAGCGCGATGTGCTGCGCGCTCAAGCGGCGCACGCCATCACCGAGGCCGCCGCCGCTGTCGCCGACGAGCTACGAACCGAGCTGGCCCGCCTGTCCGACGAGCTGGCCGACGCCCGTACCGAGATCGCGCGACTCCGCGCGGTTATCGACACCCTCACCAGCAAGGAGCACCCGAGACCGTGAATCCGGCCCTGACCCCGACCGCGCTCGGCGCGGCAATCTCCGTGGCCATCAAGGCCGTACTACTCGCCCTGGTGGCGCTGCGGGTGCTGCCCCTCGACGACGCGCAGGTCGCCGCGCTCGTCCTGGCCGTCGCCGCGCTCGCCGATCTCGGCGTGTACCTCGGCGTGGTCCGGCCGCGCGTCACCCCGATCGCCAACCCCAAGGATGCCGACGGCACGCCGCTCGTCCGCGCCGAGTAGCCCACACCGCAACGCCCTCGCCTTCCGCCACGTGCGGGGGGCGGGGGCGCTTTTTTTGTGTTCCGGGCTAGTCCGCCTCAATCCCGTTCGCGCGGAGAATCCGGCGCACCTGCTCGCGGGCGTAGCCGGAATCCGCTGCGATCTCGCCCACCTTGGCCCCGTCGAGTTTCGCCTCGACGATCGCCTTATGTAGCGCGGGTTTCGCGGCCCGCATCACCTCGGCCGCCTCGCGCACGGCGCGCCGCTTCGGGGTGTCTGTCTGCTCAGTCATCCACTCATCGTGTCACACATCGAGAGGCCACACCATGTGGCCACACGGCTTGACGTTGCGCCACACAATGTGGCCTACTGGTGTTGCCACACAATGTGGCATCAAGTCAGAGGATGGGGAGCGGCAATGGAGATCGAAAACGCCACCGTCAAGGGCCACGACATGACGGCCGGCATGGTGTGCACCTACTTCGGGCGCGGCGAGCAGCCCACCGAGACCGGTGTCGTGGTCCGGGTCGTCAAGCCCGGCACGCGGTACCTGGTGATCGACGGCAATGACACCGTGCTCGACGAGTTCGGCGCGGCGGTCAAGTTCTGGGCCTACGGCGACGACTTCATGCCGCGCGCCGCGTACCGCCGCGTGCAGGACGGCAAGCGTGTCGAGTTCGTCTCGCTCGCCGCCGAGCTGCCTACCTCCGCCGACGAGTCGGTCGAGTTCAGCCACTGCGCGCACTGCTCGGCGCTCATCTCCCGCCGCGCCGACCGCCCCGGCCGCCGCTGGGGACACGCCGCCTCTGACGGTTGGTGGCTCCCGTGCGGCGACGGCTCCAGCCGCAAAGCCACCCCCGACGACACCCGGCCCGCGCCCCTCCTCAACAACTCGCCGCACACCCAGACCGCCAGCGACGCTGACGAGCAGCCGCTCACCGTGACGGCCGCCAACCTCGCCGCCGGGGACTGGGCGAACCTCGGGCACGACGACGCGCCGCTCTGGGTGTTCATCACCGACCCGCCGACGCTCGACCTTCACGACGTGCAGGTCATCGGCCTGGCGCGCGGACACCGGCCGATGTCGACGATCCTTGCCCCATCCTGCCCGGTCGAGATCCGCCGCCCAATCCGCTGACCCGCCGCCGGGGCGCGCGACCCGCCGCCCCGGCGCCTTCCCCTGTCTGGCTGATCGATCCAACTGGAGCCCCCGCGATGACTGCCCCGACCGCCGCCGCCTCGACTCGCTCGCTTTCTGTACTGCGCTGGGTCTCTCTGATCGCCGCCGCCGCGCTGGGCCTGTGGGGCGAATACACCCTCGCCGTCGCGGTCGGCTGGCACCCCGTCGCCGCCGTCGCCTACCCGGTCGCCCTCGACGCGTACCTATGGGCCGCGCTCGCCGCCGGCCGCCGCAGTGACCTCGGGTGGGCGCTCGGGCTGGCCATCGTGTCGCAGCAAGCCGCACACGTCGCCCCGATGCTTCCCCACGGCGCACAGATCGCCGTAGCCGCCCTGGTCGCCGCCGTCCCCCCGATCATCGTTTGGCGCGTGCATGTGATGTTCACTCCCGAGCCGCAGTCCGAACCCGAGCCCGAGCCCGTAGCGCCCCCGGCCGAACGCCTCGCCGCCCTGGCCGCAGAACTGCCGCCCAAAGGCCAGCGCCCCGCTGCCGCCACGGCCGCCGTTGCCGCCCGCATACGAACCGAGTTGCCGGGTCTCGACGAACTCACCATCGCCGACGCCCTTGGGGTCAGCACCCGTTACCTCCGCAGCATCGCGCCGCGCGCCGCCTGACGCCAGACACGCGAAAGGGCGGCCCTCATGGTGGGGCCGCCCCGCGTTGTGGGTAGGTCTACATGCCGCGTTGGTCCTTGAGGCTCTCGGTAAACGCCGCCCACTCTGCGGAGCTGAACACCAGCGCCGGACCAGTTGGGAGCGTCGAGTCGCGGACGCCGACGACTCCGGGGATGTTGTCGGCCACCTCAACACAGTTGTTGTCTTGACCAGTGCTCCGGGTCGACTTGCGCCACCCCGAGAACTCGCTCGTGTTCATGTTCCGTGTGCCCTCTTCTCGTCTCGGGTCAGAACCTCGTCAGCCGCGTCGCGCAGTACCGCGATGCTGTCTGATTCGGACAGAGCCGCGTCTCGCATCCGCCGGTAGATCTCGGCGTACGGCGCGACCTGGTCCCGCTCGGTGTAGATCAGATCGGCCGTTTCGGTGTCGACCGCTGCGACATCCGGGTCACCGTCGGGGTATGTGTAGAGCGAGAACGACGAGCTAGGCAACCAGTTATCGGCGATCTGCACTCGCACGGGAAGCACAAGCACCCGGATACGCGGGTCGTGCTCGGCAGTGTCCGCCACATGGCGTAGCTGGGCGCTCATGACATCCGGCGAGGCCGCCAGCCGACGGACCGCAACCTCTTCGAGAACGACCTCGTATCTCGGTCCGTCCGGCCGATCTAGCATCCGCTGGCGGAACGCCCGCGCCTCGATCGCCTTCTCACTGCTGTAACGGGGTGGGTGGTTGCCTTGAATTCGAGCCCAGTTCGTTCGGGCTCTGGTGTAGTCCGGAGTCTGTAGCAACCCAGGCACGACAACGCCCTGGTACTCGCAGATGGTCAGGGCACCTGACTCCAGGTTTGCGTACGTCTGTTGCCGCTCGCCCATGTGCGGACTGAAAGCTTCCCACCAGCCGCGCTCAGCGGCATCCGAAGCCATCTTGATCAATGCATGCCATCGGTCGCCGGTCACGCCCAAGGCGTCAAGCACCTCGCGCACGTCAGCGACGTTCGGCCGTTCCTTCGCGGTCTCCAGTCGGGACACCGTCATCCGTGACTTTGAGAGCTTCGAGCCCAGCTCGGTGGAGGACAGGCCGGCTGCTGTCCGCAGTTCCTTGAGTTCGGAGGCGAGGCGGCGACCGCGCACAAGCGGACTCGTTGTCATGGGCTGACTCCTGTTGGTGATCGTGGTCTGTTCAGAGGTGCCGCCTTGATCAGAGGGTACCCGCTGCACAGAACTGCGATTCGATCCGAATCCCGTTCGGCTGGGCCAAGGCATCGAAGGCGGACGTGTAGTGCGGAACGTGTCGCTGTGAGTCTTGCATCACATCCGTTCTGCTGGAACACTCGGATCTGTCCGAAACCTTGAACAGAACAGAGATCTTGAACTGAACAGCTTACGGCGAGCGAGTGATCTAGCCCAGATGGGATGAATCGGAAGCCGCTGAGCGGCGCTGAAAGGCAGAGGGCGGGCCTGGTTTCTGAGGCCACGCGGCCCGCCCTAGCCATCGAACGAGGGGAAGGCGTATTGCAGTGGACCTGCTACCAACCGACTCACGGACTGTCTACCACGAACCGATACCTGGGGCTACCGCTCTAGGGGCCAGCGAGGCGCGCGACCTGCTGGCCGAGCACGTGCTCGACCCTCGCTCGGGGATGTGTCGCGTGTGCCTAGTGCCGGGCCCATGCGAGTCGGCAGGCTTGGCCATCACCTCTCTCGCACGTCTTGGCGTTCCGCCGCCGGGCGTTGTCGCCCTGACGCCGGTTGACGGGCCGACGGTGGCGCTGCCGACGGTGCCGCCGCCCCGGCACCTGGTCGCGCCCGAGCGTCCCGAGGGGTTGCCCAGGCACCACGCCGCCCCTCCGCCGTCCCCGGCGCCGCCGGGTGTCGACCCGCTCGACTGGGCGCTCGCGTCTCGTCTCCTGTGGGACCACCGCGCCGACGAGTCGGGGGTGTGCCGTGCGTGCGGCACGTCGTACTGGTGCCGCGCTCGCCGGCTGGTCGATCGGGTCATCAACCCGCGCCGTCTGTCGCCGCAGCCCCGCCCCGAGCCGGCCGACCGGTTGCGACTGTCGGCACCGGGGTCGAGGTCGCGCCGCGTGCCGGGGGAAGCGGGCCGCGCCTACTTCGACCCGCCGCCGTACTGGGGTGCGCCCGGTTGGTTTGGGCAGGCTGCGGCATGACGGTCAACGGGCGCACGCTGCCGCTGGCCGTGCCGCAGGGGACAGCGTTGGGGACGCTCACCACCTGGTACGACGACAGCGCGAGAAAGAGCATGATCCCGGGCGGGTACCGGGTCGAGTGCGACGGGCACCACTGGCTGTGGCTGATGCCGGGCACGGGCTACAAGATCAGCTACGACGGGCAAGCGTGGATGGTCGAGGGCGGCGAGTGGGGGCTCGTGCGCCTCACCTGTGACGGCGGACCCGTTACCGTGCTTCCCACCTCGTACCGCGAGCAGCCCCTCGATCCTCGCGAAACCTACGTCGTGGTGCCCGACTTCGAGATGTGGGCGACCTGGGAACTGTTCAGGTGGCGCGGATGACCAGCGCCCGCGACCAGCCACCCCCGCCCGATCCGATCCGGCCGCCGCGCCCGTTCGCGCTGCGCCGCTGGTCTGACCCCACCGGAGTCAGCGGCACGGGCGTCGTCGCGCACGGTGTGGTGTGGTTCGACGGCCGGGTCGAGCTGCGCTGGATCGGCACCACAACCGGGGTCACGAGTAGCTGCTCGTACGACTCGATTGACGACGTGCTGCGCGTGCACGGGCACGGCGGACGCACCGAGGTCGCATGGCTGCCCGAGCCGTCGCCGAAACGCTGGTGTGGCAACCCGTGCCCCACCCACCCGAGCGACGACGCCAGCGTGAGCGCTGCACGTTTGACTCTGACCTGATCCACTCAACTCGCGGCGGCTCCTGGGATCGGGCCGCCGCCGCGCCCCGACCGCTGGCGGTGCCACTCACACGCCGCCGGCCGTGCGGGGCAACGCCGGGGCCCGCTCGTTTCCCAACAAGCGGCGGGCCCCGGCACCTCGACCCGACACAACCGGGAGGCACGACGTGACGCTCGATGTGACACCACGCGGGAGGGGCCCGCCGACCTGCGCGCGGTTGAACCGGCACCAGCAGATCCATAGCGAGCGCACCTAGTCGAAAGTCGTCGATTTACGACACAGTGAATACGCGCCGCACCTGTGGCGCACCTCGTGAAGGAGGCCCGTTCATGTACCCCCCAATGTTCGGCCCGGCGCAGCCGGACCCCCTGATGCCGGCATCCCGCCTGTTCCCCCGGGCGCTGCCAATCGTGCCCGGCAACGACGAGCAGCCCACTGACGCCCGTCCCTTCGTGCTGCGGGGCACGGTGCCCGGCATCGTCACGGCAAAGCACCGCACACCGGCCACGCTGAAGAAGCACAGCAACCCGACCAGCCTCGACGGCCCCAAGGCTGGCACCAAGAACGACGAGTACACGACCCCCGACGACTGA